ACCGTCAAGCTTCAAAGGCTTGCGATACCACTTGGATTTTTGAGGGCGAGATGTTTTTGTTCGATCAGTCATAAGTTCACCTTACTACAAAAATTCAATTTTGTAAACCCCCTAAAGCGAGAAGAATGAAAATTATAAAAAGAAATCCATAAAGAGCGAATTTAAAAAAATGCTTGGCGATCTTGAACCCGACCCAAAGGAAGAAGCCCAAGATCGCCAAGAACGGCAACGATAAGAGGAGGAACAAGAAGCTCAACCGCGTCTCTTACCAGTTGCCGGATCGGCCGCTTCAGACTTGGAAAGGACAACAAGTCCGCCTTTATTATAGGCTTGGCCGATGATATAATTGCCGCTGACGGCAAGCTTTTCTTGCTCGTAAGAGGAATTCTTTGTGTAGTTTACACCGATCTCGTTCTGAGAAGGATACCTTTGACGATGATCAGACACGTTATAATCAGGCATTGGAGTACCACGAAGCTTTGGCTTGTATTTACCAGCACGATACTCTTGATATTCTTCGAACGTCTTTGGCTTAACGCCAATGCGCTTGCAGAACTTACAATCTTCGAGCCAAGCCAACTGAATTTTGGTATGTTTGGAAGAAGTCACTTTAGACTTACGCTTACCATAATAAGTGGTCGTGTAAGCAGGACCGAGAAGATGCATTGTCATGATAATAGCCTCAAAAGTATGGTTGAAGCGACTAATCCACCTAGGGAATTTACAGGCATCGAATCGAGCCAAACCCAATTTACGAAAGATCACTCGTAGTCGCTTCAACCATTATTAGCTTACACCGATTTTGATTAATTGTACATGCCTATTTTAGAAAAAAGACAAAAAAATGGGCGGCCCGAAAGCCGCCCATCATGCGTGTAGCAGGAGGAACCCCACCTGTGACCCTGCCTATTCCAGTCGTCAATTAAGACACTTGCCTCTTACACAGTTAAAACTGTATATCCACGCACCACATAGTGTACACCTATTTATACAAGTTCTTCAGCCAATTCTAAATTTTTTTTATCTGGTTAAAAAAAAGGTTGGAGTCTGACCATCGAATCCTCCGCCAAAGTTGAGGTGACGAACCATCTCCTTAGCTTTACACATTTCTAATCCCTTCAAAACAATCTGATCAGTTTTGATCTCAAGAATGGAGGCGCCATCAGTCGTTTGATTATTGTTTACGATCTTATAATTAACCATTAATCTTCTCCCATTTAAAACCAAAACAAAGTTCTTGCATTTTGCGATGAAACCAATTTGGTTCATTGCCTTCTTCGACCATCCACGTCACATTTTTCAATACCTTACATTTCCAAGTGTACTTCGGATTTTTAACGGTATTGATTATCCAATCTTGTCTGAGATTGCCAATCATTTGAAACCTGCAAATTTAATTTTCTCGAACTTACTGACTGGTTTCGACTCGTTTTCCATTCGATAACCAGAGGCGGAGTTGTCGAAGACTGGTCGATCTTCATCTTGTACAACATCGACTTGAGCTGAAGCTTCGACATTATACAGACGCATCTTCGAGTAGTCAACACCAATCACGAATCGCTTATGCACCGAAGGATCACCATAACGATTCTTTAACTGCTTGACCATGATCTGATTGAGTTGGCGTAACTCTTCGCTGGTAATCAAAGCAAACATAAAGTCTGCTGTTGCTGGTAGACCGAATGATTCAGAAGTATCTTCGAGACCAACATCAGAGTTACTAAAACCAGAACGATTAGTCTGAGTCGCCGAAACTATCGGGACGTTGAACTCGACGGCCAGACCTCTTAGCTCTTCGGCGATCGCCTTGATGTAGGTGTACGAGTTGACGTTCGACCCCGGTTTGATCCTCGACGACGCACAGATGTTCAGGTAGTCGATATAGATAATGTCGGGGATAAAGTTCTTCTTGATCTTCAATTCGTTCAAGAGATGTCGAAAGTTTGCGGATCCTGCGCATGCTGTTGGATACTCCTTGACAATGAGCTTACCTTTTGCTCGTTCTTTAACTTTCCCTACCAACTTGTAGTAGATCGCTTGTGGTAGTTCTTTCAAATCGTCGAGTGTAACACCAAGAAGATTGGCGTCGATACGCTCAGCGATTCTTTCTTCTGCCATTTCGAGAGTAATGTAGAGAACATTCTGACCTGACATCAAGTTGTGTGCAGCGCCATGACACATAAACAATGACTTGCCGACACCAGTACCAGCAAGAGCAATGTTCAATGTCTTACGAGGCAAACCGCCTTGAGTGATCTTATTAAAGTAGTCAATATCAAAACCGATACGAACTTCTTTTCGATGATAGAACTCATAACGTTCTGGCGCATCATTCAAGAAGTCGTGACCGATATTATTATCGAAAGAAACTCCAAGAGCATCAGTCAAGATTTGAGGAATAGCACCGACTGAGATACTATCTTTCTTGCTATCATCTACTAATTGAATCGATTTCATCAGAGCATTATATAGAGCCTTGTCTTTGCAGAACTTCTCAGTATTATCTACGAGCCATGCCACATCACGATCTTCAGACTTATCAAGGCCAGAAACAACTTCCTTCGCAAGCTTAAACTGATCATCAGACAGACCGCCGACATCATTGAGATCAATCTGGACAGCAGATTTTGTAGGAAAGTTGTTATACTTTCCCACATATTCATGAATGATAGAGAAGATCTTACGATCTACAGTATCTGTAAAGTACTCTTCTTTGAGGAATGGAATGACCTTACGACCGTACTCCTCGTTTTCGATAAGGTTTCCAAATATGATATGTTCAATTCTCATTCATCCTCCATCTCATAGACCGCTGCTACCTCATCTTCTTCTTGCATAATAGATCCATTCGATGCAGCATACTTCTTTTCAATGAACTCATTGAACTTCGAACACTGTAGAATAGGATTCCAGAAGCTAAAGCTGTATGTATCGGCGATACGATACGACTTTTCGAAGATCTCTCCAGTTTGCATATCAACCTTCTGAAACCAACCAACCTTTGGCTTGATGACATGACCAGACTCGAGAGCCATGTCAAGTAGACCAGACCACTTGCTGATACCTTCTTCCCATGATACTTCGATAGGAATCTTGCTCTTTTCTTTGACGAATCGAGACTTTTCGACGTTGATGATGAAGTTATAACCAGTCACATCCTTGCCGTCTTTTTCTTGCTGACGTCCGAGAATGAAGATGTTATCGGCTGAGTAGTAGATACCAGTACCACCAGAAACGACTGCCTTCGAGTACATCTCTTGAGTCTGATATGTGTGATTGACCACGATCAGAGGAATGTCCTTCAGATTGAGATGAGGCGTGACCATACGGAAGAGAGACTTGAGCTGCTTTGCTCGAGTCATATCTGCAGCAGAGTTTTGCTTGAGTGCATCCTCGACTTCTTTCTTCGAAGCAAGATTGCCGACCGAATCGATGACGATGATGACATGATCGCCGCGCTTGATCTCTTCGAACTGATGCATAATATCAAACTTCAACTGTTCGACGTCAGTGACGGGAGTATGGAGAACTCGTGTCGTGTCGATGCCGAACGAGTCGAAGTAAGACTGAGGAGTACCAAATTCTGAGTCATAGAAAAGCATGACAGCGTCTGAATACTTATCCATGTATGCCTTCGCCATCAACAAACTGAATGATGTCTTAAAGTGCTTCGATGGACCCGCCCAAATGGTCAGACCAGGAACGAATCCACCACTAATCTTACCACTCAAAGCAATATTGATTGCAGGAATAGTCGTTGCAATCATATCCTTGGCATTAAAGAACTTGGAATCGGATAGGATATCCGAATCCTTGATTGTGGTATTCTTGCGCAATTTATTTAATAGATCTGACATAACTTCTCCTTGTCTTATTCTTTAGTATAAACGATGTATCTTTATTTGTACACAAGTATTTTTACTAGTTTTGAAGTATCTTATTCAGTTTAGTAATAAAGAGATCGATCTTCTCTCCACGGTTCGGCCAGTTAATAATTGGATTTTTATCTGCATCTTTCTTTAAGTTGGTAAGAAGAGGCATGATGGCATCGTACATTGCTTGCGCTTTGTCGTTACCTTCTTGTTTGATTTCTTCTTCAGAAGAAGTCGTGAAACCAAAATCAAAGTCTAAGTCTATGTCTAGTTTTGTCATTAGTTGAACCAATCCTCGAGTGTTGCTCTTTTTTCTGCTTGCCAGCCCATCGTATTGGTGATCGACTCAATAGGGCTGAGATAGCCTTTCTCGAACTGCACCGCATAGTCGATGTAAGTTTCCATCTTCAATTCTTTTGGTAGACCATTTGGGCATGCGATCACATAGTCTTGCGTCGGGTTCGGGTTTTTGAGATACGCGAACTTAATCTTCTCACCGCTGGTAATCGATTGATATTTATTCGTGAGTTTCTTCTTCTTCAACATTTCGTTGTAGACCACGGAACCACGAACATGGATAGGAGTCTGGCTTTGGAACCTACCACCTACCCAATATTTCTCGATATCCTTGACACCACGAGTGAAAGCCACGTCATCAAATCCAAGAGAGGAAAACTCTGACTTGAAATTGGCCACATACTTCTGAAGATCTGATTCAGATCCACCCATGATAATCTCGAGAGACTTCTTAATGGCATCGCGGCATGCGGTCGGAGTCGAGGATCGAACCGCTTCGATGCCTGTCATCTTCAGCTTCGGCTTCTCATACTCAACTCCTTCAGAGTTCCACACATTCAAGATGTACATCTTCTTGGCTTTCCAGATACCCTTATCGGCGATGTTCTCTCGCTTCATTTGCATCTTCTGAGCATACGCGTGCATATATTCAGCAAGCTCTTGATAAGAACGATCGATGAATGGTTCGATACGTTCCTTACAGATCTTGTCGATATACTGAATCACCTTCTTGGTTTCAGGCACATCATCACCGAAGACATTCTTCACGAGGTATTCGAGAGTCACATATACCGAGTCGGTATCAGAGGCCAGTACATAGTCAAAGTTTTCTGTTTTCAACAGTTTGTTGAGATAGTCGTTGAGCTTGTTCTCGATCCAACGAATGCTGAGCTGACCAGAGGTGGTGATGGCTTCGGCATTGTTCACGTCAAACCAACGAAACCACTTGTTACCAAGAGCACCATAAGCCGAGTTCAACTGAATTTTCTTGGCCATCTGCATGTTATCAAGGCGTGCAATTTCTTTGACGAGCTTCGGATCCTTCGTCTTCTCGTATTCTTTCTTCACCTCGATCATCTGCTTCTTGTAGCGAGTACGATCGTCATACATACGATCCATAATCGATGGCAAGAAACCACGCTTATCTTTTGTATAGATACAAAGGTTGGCGGCGATAGTACAGTTCGTTTTATCAAGATAGTCACCGAACTGACTAGCGCCACCAACAAGTAGGTCGTCGATCGACACCTTATCTTTCAAGCGAGTCACAAGAGTCTCGGGCGAGATGTTGTACTGCATAATAAGGTGAGGATAAAGGGAGTTTAGATCGAACGACACAACCCATTTACTCATGCCGACCTTTGGATCTTTGACGTATCCGCCTACAAAGGCTCGGTCAGGCTTGTTCTTATCGTTAAGAGGAACCACGATATTTCGATCGAGAAGATAGTTGTGAGTGATCACGTCCCATTGTTTCACGGTCGTCATGGTATCTTCATAGTTTACTTTTGCGTCATAAGCCAGAGCATAGACCAACTCGATCAGCTTTAGCTTATCTTCGAGACGCTCGACGATTTCAACATCTCGAACGTTGTATTCGATGTAGAGTTGAAAGTTTCTTAGTCGAAGGTCATCGAGGTCGGTATAACCTTCGTCGCGATAGTCAAGCTTTCCTTCGCCGAGCTCAACTTGAGCGATGTAGTCAAGTCGATAAGATTCCTGCTCAGTGTAAGTAAACTTCCTGTAGAGCTGGATGTAATCAAGGACTGCGATCCCAGTGGGGGCATAGCAAATGCAGTCTCTTCCGCGGCTGTTAACTTTGTATTCACGAAGTATTTTCCAGGGAGAGAGGCGCTCAGCGTGATCATCTCCCAGAACTTTTCGAATCCTGTTGACAAGATATGGGATATCGAAGAACTCGATGTTCCAGCCTGTGACAACGTCAGGCGAATAGCGTGATCCGTTCCAGACTTCGAGAAAGGCGAGTAAGAGTGCAGACTCGTCTGCGCATTTGTAATATTGTACATTGTCTTGATGCTCCTGATATTCACCGCAACCAAACGTAGTCTTTCTACCACTGCGGCCG